GGCATAAAGCTACAGGAGATTCCAGACTTAAATGATGGGCACTTTGATTGGTTCTTGGAAGAGTTTGAAGCGTTTACTCGCAGACAAGAACTGGAACGTGCAATTTTAAAGTCGGCGGACCTGTTGGAGAAAGGCGAATTTGATCCTGTTGAAAAGCTGATCAAAGATGCTGTACAGATCAGTCTAACCAAGGACATGGGTACTGACTACTTCGGCAGTCCCAGTGATCGTATCAACAAGTACTTTAACTCGGGAGGACAAGTGTCAACTGGGTGGCCGCAAATGGATCGCTTGTTGTATGGTGGGTTCAGCAGAGGAGAACTCAACATATTTGCTGGTGGTTCTGGATCTGGTAAAAGCTTGGTCATGATGAACATTGCACTCAACTGGCTCACACAAGGACTCAGTGGAGTTTACATATCCTTAGAACTTTCAGAAGAACTGTGTGCCCTGCGTACAGATGCCATGTTGACCAGTATGAGCACCAAGGACATTCGCAAAGACATATCAACCGCTGAACTCAAAGTCAAGATGATGGGTAAGAAAGCAGGCGAATATCGTATCAAGGCATTTCCAGCACAAAGCACAGTGAACGACATTAGAAGTTACATCAAAGAAGTGCAGATACAGACTGGTATTAAGATTGACTTTGTCATGGTTGACTATTTGGACTTGTTGATGCCGGTCAGTGCCAAAGTCAGTCCCAACGATCTATTTGTCAAAGACAAGTATGTGAGTGAAGAACTACGCAACTTGGCCAAGGAGTTAGGTGTGTTGTTTGTAACAGCAAGCCAGCTGAATAGATCAGCAGTGGAAGAAATTGAGTTCGACCACAGTCATATTTCGGGTGGTATCTCAAAGATCAATACAGCTGACAACGTGTTTGGTATCTTTACTAGTCGAGCAATGCGTGAACGTGGGCGTTATCAAATACAGTGTATGAAGTCGCGTAGCTCAACAGGTGTAGGACAGAAGATTGAACTGGAATACAACATTGAAACCATGCGTATTACAGATCCTGGCGAAGACATGACCAGTCAAGGCCCCAAACCCAGCATCATGGATTCTATCAAGGCTCGCAGTACTGTCGCACAATCAGATGACGACGAAGATACTCCGCGAGTCACAGCTGACATACAGAGCAGCAAGCTCAAGCAGCTATTGGGCACAATCAAGCAAGGTTAATGTATGAATTTAATTTGTTTCCCTCACTACACCTGCGGTGGATTGTTATGTGATATCATGGAAGATACCATGAGCGAATTTGCCGACAACGGCGGCATCGCTAGTCCCACACACAATGTTGGCAAGATTGGAGACTCTGCAGATGTGTTTACGGATTATGATGTTGACAAATTTATGTCGAGAGTAGAACCTTGGATGGATTCCAGTAAATGGATAGGAACACATTGTTGGCCCGGTCCATTGCCGTTGGATCAGTTTGAATTTGTCATCAACATCACTACCACCACCTATGCCAGTAAAATATATCGCTGGTACAGAGCTTATCAACTGTTCTTTTCTCCCATGTGGAAACACCTATCGGAAGAAGAGTTAGTTGATCAAATAATTGTAAAGGCTAAATTTTATCTTAAGTCAGCAGAACCTGTCGTTGCACCCAATGTGTTAAATTTGGAATTTGCCGATGTGGTACATCAAACTGAAGAACTAGCACAGGCCTTAGATAGAGGGCGTGTGCCTAGAAGCAACTCAAACCCCCATTTAAAAAGATGGGCCGAACAAAATAAATTCCTTTACGAAACTGATATCTGGAACAGTACGGCTGCCAAAAGTTTTTTTCATGCTGAATTCGAAACTAATTTAGGCCGCGGCTACCAGTGGGGCAACTCTAAACATTACAACACATGAAGAAAATATACACATTTGGTGACGGTTTTGCAACTGGTCACTTATGGCCAGAATGGCCTCAAATACTACAGGCCTTGGTACCGGACTATTTGGTGCATAATGACTGTTCGGCCATAGGTGCCGGAGCAGAATATCTGGTGACTGGATTTGTAGATCTCATACCAGAACTGGAAAATAACCTGGTGATTTTTCAATGGCCACAGGCCGATAGATTTGACAAACTGATCGAAGACAAGCATTGGTTTCATGTAGGAAAAACAGATCCTGTTTATCACTTTAATTTTCTTAAACGATCCTACGGTACTTGGTGGATCAGCAGTGCTAGTAAACAACCTCAAGTGCGTGAATATCACGAAAAATTTGTGCAAGCCGGACAACACAAATTACGACTAAAAAATTATCAAACCCTGGTAAAAAATACCTTAGAAAATATCAACTGCAACTATGTGTTTACATCCACTCACGAGCAGCAATATTATTCAACCCTGAATAGATTCAAAGATATAAGACAGCAAGAAGTACAGCCCAGTCCCATAGTGCATTACTACTTTTTAGTAGAAAAAATTTTACCAAATATCAACATAACATATGACCCAGCTCGGGCACACCGCTTAGAAAATCTAATTACAACACAGCAGTGGCAACCGTACGACCCGTATCGAGCAACTATTTGGCAGGATCTTGTTGCACGTTTAGATTAATCCAAACCGATAAATAATTCAAAGGTACTGGCTATTATGCAGAAAAAAACCCGCAGCATTCTGGAAGAATTAGACACGATCTATCAAGATCGTTTCCAGGATCGAGATCGCCGTTATGTTGTAGAAAGCCGTGCCACTAATGTGATAGCCAGTGCTATTAGACTGATCGAACAGATTGAATCAGCTTACCCGCCAGATCAAGCAGATAATCTAGTGCGAAAACTGTTAAATGCTATCCGTGATCGAGACCCTAAGAAATTTACTCGTACAGTGAGAAGAACAGATGCAGATTAAACACATACTTAAAGAACAAACTCCCCCAGCTGTACAACCTGCGGCAGCAGCACCCGCTGCACCAGATCCAGCAGCACCTGCTCAGCAGGCTGCGCCGGGCGCAGTAAAAAATGTTCAGCAAGCTGCTACGCAGACTCGAGGCCAGCAAACACAAGGTCAGTTAAATGTACAAGCACTGAAACAACTGTTGCCAGGTGTTGACGGGACCAAGCTGTCACAGGCCATGCTGGCTGTTAAATCAGGTGCAATGACTGCTGCACACTATCAAATATTGGGAATGGCATTTCAACAGTTGGTTCAAGCAGACCCTGCCACCACTGTAAAAGTAATGAACGTGCTGAAGCGAGTACAACAGGAACCTGTTGCTGAAGCCGGAGTCTTGGATTATGCCAAGGCCATTGGATCCAAAATGACCGGCGGTGCTCAAGGCCAAACCATAGGACAAGCAGCCACTGCATCGGCCACAAACCGTGCCGGGTCAGCGGCACAATCCCAAGCAAACGCATTGGCAATGGCCACTGTTAAAAATTGGAACAATAAAGCTGCTTTACTAAGACAACAAGCACTGGCTGGAGGAACAACGCCTGCCAATCCCGCAGCACCAATTGACCCTAAAATTTACAAAGCCAATTTAGAAGATTTTGTCGACCGAGTAATGTTTAAAGGAGATATGGATTATTTAGATGATACCAGTAAAAAACAAATTACTGCCGACATTGACGCTCTTGTACTTGTCCAAGGCGATCAAGCAAAAACCAATACTGGTTTTAAAAAACTAGCCCTGTCGGCCTTGACTTCTAGAACTACAAAACCTGGTACACCTGCACAGGCTGCAGACACTACAGGACAACAAACACAACATACTGCTCAGTCAGTTGAAGCTGAACTTGCTGCTCAAGGAGTTAAACTTCCTTCAATCAATACCTTGAAATCAGCCTTGTCCGTGCCTCATATTAGAGCAACAGGAGATCCTAGAGCTGATGCATTGTTGACAAGATTTGGATATGACCCACGATGAACATATTTGAAATAACCTTGCCCGCAACACCTCACGCTACCTTGTTGGAAAGTGTGTGTCGTGATCTCACTCGAGATCAACGTCGTGTTGTAGAAGGTATTGTCAATCAACTGCGTCCCTTGTTTGAAGCACCTTTGACCCAAACAAAAATTGATCAAATATTTTCTCAAGCAGAACAAAATCTCACCAGTGCTGGCGTTAATCGCTCAGGTGTTGGTCAGGCAGTAGATGTAACCAAAGCAGTGGGCAGTAAAGTAGGCAGTGCAGTTGGCAGCACTGCTGGTGCTGTCAACGATGCTATCAACAAGTTAGGCGGTTACCTACAGACCACTGCACCTGTGAAGTATTTTGATGATCAGTTTGATGAGCTAAAGCGCAAAATCACTGCCAAGTTGGGTGCCGACAGCAAAACAATGGCTATAGTTGATCAACTGGGTCAATACGCTAAAGCCAACCCTGGCAAGACAGCCTTTGTGATAGGTGCACTCACAGCAGTGGCATCCTTTGCTGGCGGTCCTGCAGGTGGTGCTGTTGCTGGTCAAGTGTTACGTGGAGCAGTAGAATTACTCAAAGGTGAGAAGTTATCAACTGCTGTGGGACGAGGTGCAAAGTCTGCAGCCATTGGTGGAGCTTTGGGCGCCGGCATAACCGCACTAGGTGATTATTTTGGAAACATCAAGGTTGTTGCCAGTCAGATACCAGGATATACACAGCTTGCTAAACTCGACTTTATTCGGCAAGACGTCCAGGTTGGTGGTAACAATCCTGGATACTTTTTTGGTGATCTTCGTGGAATAGAGATTCCTAGTCAATTAGCTCCTAAATTAAAATTACTTTTAGATCAGGTTTCAAACTATATCGATCGTAACGATTGGGCAAGTGCAGGTAAATTTTGGAATGAAGTTACAGCCATAGTTGATAATCCAGAGGTACGGCAGTATGTAAAAGAGATAGCTGGTAATAATCAAACATTATATGATCAAGCAGTAGCTAATGCTGCTAATTTTAAGGAAGTAGCCGCTAAAATTTCTTCAACGCTTCGTGCGGCGGTACAAGGTGGATTAGCAGGAGCATCTGCAGCACCTGCGCCGGCAGCTAAAACTCCTACTGCCGGCACTGCAACAAATCAGGTTCGCGAACATCACATTAGATTAACCAATAAAGAAGTACACGAAATATTTGCTGTTGCTGGTAGCTTGTTAAACGAAGGACCGATGGATTGGTTGAAAACCAAAGGTAAAAATCTCACTACCAAAGTCACAGCTGACAAGTTAAAATCCATGTGGACAAAAGACGGTAAACCCATGGACAGCGAGAAAATAGCTGCGATATTAAGACAAGCTGGAGTTAAAGATGATGTTGTTGCATCTGCATTCAATGCAGTAGAAGCACCAGTACCGTCGTGGGTTAGAACCCCCGCAGCAGCACAACCTGCTGTCGAACCTGCTGCTACTACTGCTGCCACTGCTACTCAACCTGCTGCTGCCACTGCTACTCAACCTGCTGCTGCCACTGCTACTCAACCTGCTGCAGGTAAATCAGCCACCGCTGCTCCGGCAATGGACACTGATCAAATTCTTAAATCATATGAAATGATGACCCCAGAACAAAGAAAACAATTGATCAAGGATTTAGAAATAATTGACGATCGTGACAGACTGGCCACCGGCACAAATGAAAGCCACAAGAGACAAAGAAGAATATGAATTTAAACGAAGGCGGCAACGTATTCAAAGATACAGCAGGTAATCCGCTTACACAGCGTATTGCTCAAGCTGACGTGATGCCCACAGCCAAATGGCTGGAACAGATCACTGGCCTTGATCTCACAACAGATCGAGACCCGCGCGATGGCAAACCCGTCAAGTGGTTAGGCTCAACTGGTCGTAAAGCTGATTCGGGCGACCTAGACATGAGTGTGGATGCTGGAGAAATGAGCAAAGATCAGTTGGTTGCGGTATTGTCGCAGTGGGCCAAAAGCAAAGGTGTGGATCCTGCCAAATACATCAAGAAGTCGGGATCAGCTGTACACTTCTTTACTGCCATCAGGGGTGACCCCAAAAACGGT